TTATCGACCATTTTTTCACGTTCTATTTTTTTCTTTGTTAATTCTACAGCATCTTCACCATACATTTTTTTATATTTAAGTGTATGCTTACTTGGTTTTGTTTTTGCGGTTGCATCTCCTGGTGCTGGTTTATAAGCTGCAGGGTTATCATCATCGTATTTAGAATACTTTTTAAAATGTGTAAGTCTTTTCTTCTTAGTAGATTTAGACAGTCCACCATAGTAAGGTGCTGGTTGTGTTCCCGGTGCTTTCTTAACATCGGGATCTTGCCTGACTTTTTGATTTCCTTCTTTTTTCTTTTCTACTAGTTCAATGTCTGTTAACCATTTTCTATACATCTTACCTGCGGATTCTACAATGACATAATTAGTTCCAAGACTGGTAACACTACCGAGTTCGTCACTGCCCACAATTGCAACACGATCACCAATATTATACAAAGTTCCTTTAACATATGCCTCTCTTTTCTCAGAGACAGGCTCGAAATGTAACTTATTAAAATAATCTATTTGTTCTTTTAGTCCCATACCTTTTCTTACTTCATTATATACTTTCTTTGCGTCTGAATTTGATACATTCCGTGGCAGCCCCTGTGAGAATTGTGTGAAGTCTCCTTCATTTGCAAGTGTTCTCATCTTAGATGCTGACATTCCACTAACGTCGTCTGCATCGGGGTCTCTGTCTCCGGCTGAAATTACGTTGATTTTATTGAAGTTGTATAGACCGTGTCTACCCTTAACTCCATTATACTTCTTTAACAATGTATTGAATTCATTTATCCTATCTGATCCTACAACCATTGTTATATTTTTAAATCCATCATTATACATTTCAGTGACTGCATCAAAAACAGTTTTAACTTTCTTATTAAGCATTACACTTCTTGCATGCTTAGGAAAGAACTTGCGAACAGTCTTAACTTTATATTTAAAATCCAATGGATTTTTCTTTTTATCATGACTGGCACTTACATATAGCACAGGTAGGCCTTTAACCCGTTTTGCTACTGTAATAATTCTTTCTATTAGTTTTTGGTGTCCAATGGTAGGTGGGTTCAATCTACCAAATGCGAACACCACAGGTTTACTTCTACCTGTATCTTTTCTTAATAGTTCTTTAAGCGTTTTCATTTGGTATCCTTACTTTTAATAATGGTTTATCATTGATTGTAATATCACCTTTTTCATTCTTACCTATCTTCTTTACTTTGATAGGTTTGTTTTTGAACTTGCCACCTTTAACTACATCGCCCACATTGATTGGTACATTGATGTCTTCTTTCTTTATCTTTCTTGCTTCCATTTCTTTTCTTAACCATATCTTTGCCACATGATTATCAATGGGTTTCTTTACAATCTTTCTTACCATTTTATAAGCATCATCTAAAATGTTTTGATTCAATTCATTATTATCAATTACAAAGAAATTTTTCATACCAAATAACATTTGCATTTTGCCCATGTTTCGTTGTATTTGTGCATGACTTCTTTTCACAAGTTCTATTGGAACTGATCTTGCTCTTTGAGCATTTCTTGCTAGTGCTACATCTAAATTTGTATTTACAAATATCATATAACAATCATAACCTAATCTCTTTAATCCTGCAAGACCTGTTTCTATCTTTGTTAAATCTCTTCCTGTACTATCAATAACTAAACCTAATCTACCTTTGATATATAAGTCTAATCTTTTAGACGTTAGTTTTTTTGATCTGGCACGAACTAAGTCTCTAAAATATTCTTCTTCTGGTGGCATATCTAAAGACAGTCCTGCCTTCTTCAATGCGATTTCAAAAGGTTTATCTGAATCAACATTCTTTAATCCTAAACCTGGTGTCACTCGTTTATTAACAAACGACTTACCAGAACCTGGACCGCCTGCAAGAAAAAATGCCTTGAAGATACCTGGGTCGTATAAACCTTCTTTAATAATAAATCTTTCTATCATTTCTTTTCCCAATTCTTTGCAGCCGTAAAGTTTTGAATACTAAACTCTAATCTATCTACAAGTTTTACTGCCTTACCTTTTTTATCTACTGCAACGTATCCTTCTGGATTTGTTGCAACCATACCTTTTGGTGTAGTCTTAAATGTACCAATACTTTTTGCCTTGTTTAGTTTTGATATAATCACACCTTTGGCAGTTTGTAATGTCTTATATGTTGCACATGCAAAATAAACACTTTCATTATGATTGTCAATAAATTTTAAACCTGTATCTTGTATTGTTTGATATTTTTCTTTTGCCTTGTCTGTTTTTACACTATCAATTTCTTTTTGTGTTCTCTCTTTATAAAACTCTCTAAATTTATTTGCCGTTTCTTTTGTTGATGGTAAATCTGTTGCTGCTCTAATAAAAGAATTAAGATATGTTTTTAATTGTACACCTACTGACAATGTGTTTTTTTCTGTTTTAATTTTGTTTAACATTTCTTTTGATTTCTTTAAAGAACCAGACGCCATGTTAATTGTTTTTTGTAATTGTTGACTTTCACCTATTGTCATTAATGCATTACCTGATACATCTTTATATGTTGCGTCATCAAACCATACATTAGGTGTTCTTCGTAGTTTAGAAACATTAGCACCAAACTTAGCAGATAGTTTATCAAAACTTGAACCTTTATATGTTGTATGAAATACAATACCTAATTTACTACGATCTATCTTTTTACCAAATGGTGTATTCTCTGGTACCATATAAACTATTGTATTAGGTTGAAACGAAATCATTGCTTCTTGTTTACCTGAAGGATCTTTATATGTTGTTTTCTTTTTACTAGATTGCACAAACATTAAATCACCTTGTAATATTTCTTTCATACCAATACGAGAAAGATACTGTAAACACTCTCTTAAAATATTTGCAACTGGTCCTTCATGATTTTTTCTTATATCTGCAATATTATAATTTACTTTTGGTGTTTTATTAAATACAGATTTTGTGCCTACAAAAAATTTACCATTCTCAGGACTTGGTCCACAAACTATTGCTGGAGCACCATCCCATTTAACAGTTACATTTACTTTGCTAGAACTATGACCAGATAACATTTCATTTAAACTAATTAAAAAGTTTATTGCATTTTGACCACCTGCATAACCATTGTTAATAATATCATCTTCCAGATGTTCTAAATGTGTATTCTTATCTTCGTTTAATAGTTCCATTATTTTACTTTTATTCCTGGTGTGTTAATGTATAGTGATTTACCTGCCCAACCACCTGCGGCTCTTGTTCTAGATGTTATTGGTATTAAAACATCTATGCCTAATAGTTTGTATTTGAAATTTAAAGTGAATTGTTGTGACTTACCATCATAGATGTATTTTGTTGCACTATAATTTTTTACATCTTTGTTTAGTAAAAATTCTTTGTATTCTTCATTACTTGCAACATCTTTTATTGTTGCACTTGATTCTGTTCCTACTAAAAGTTTATACGGACAAGGTGTATCATCAGCACTATCTGGATACATGTATATTCCTATTGTGTTTAAAAAATACATTAAGTTTTTTGGTTTCTTTAAATATGAACCAAAACCATCAATCAGATTATTTCTATAACCATAATAGAAGTCATCTTTGTAAAAATTTAATTTATCTTTTGCAAATTCTTTTGCCAATGTTGCAAATGCTTTTTTACTAATACTCTCACTAGGTTTTTCTCTTGAAATATTAAACTTACTTAATGCCTTCTTTGCATTTTTACCTTTCACAGTTTTTGCTGTATCATTCCACGCTTTGTCCATCAGATTAACTACATTTTTATATTGTGTAGCATCATTTAATTTTTTATAGAAACTGTGAATTGCTGTATTGAACTTAGGTGTAACATCTTTACCTACTGTTGCTTTGTTAGAATAACCAATATAATCTGTCTTACCTATTTGTAAAATAATATCACTAGGATTGTTTTTATTGATACCACCAGGTTTTCCACGAGCAGTCCAATAATACTTGATTGGTTTTTTAGGTAAATCTTTTCTAACTGCTTTAGACATCTGATAACCTATGTTGATATCGACTTCAGGTGTTTCATCTCTATCAACCATTTGTTTGAGAAATTCAAAAGTGACTTCTTGATCTGCACCTTTGACAGTCATAAAGATACCTGTGCCGCCTGTCTTACCACCTATGTCTTTCATAAATGTTTTGGCGTCTGTGAATTTAGGATACTTTGCAAAATACAAAGAACAAAATTCGTTTACATTTGAGGATGCTGTGGAATCTTTTCGTGTCTTCATGCCATAGTGACCTATGACATCTTTCATTCGAAGACTTACTGAGTATGGTAATTGTTTATCACCATCGAATACTTGAAATGGAAATTTACCTTTATCACTGATAGATGTGCCTTTAGGCTTATCAACACTTTTAAACTTTAATTCTTTTTTAGGTTTGACTTCTTTTTTAACAGATTTCTCTATTTCAGGCGTGACAGTATAAAAAGGATTAAACTGACCCTTTTGTTGATAATCTGGCGATATTGTTAGTTCCCGTAAGTATTCTTTAAACTTTAACATCATTACTCCCATGTATATACTAAAGTAACTATTTAGTCAAGGAGAAACTTAGGAATACCACCATTTACCTTCCATACTTGATTTTTATTTTGAAAATCTGCGAGTTTTTGTGCTTCTTCTCTGAATTTAAAAGTTGCAACCGTTCTATCTTTGTTTTCTACTACTAAAAAGGTATAACCTCTACCTCTCTTTCGTGTCTTTACAGAATACTCTAGATTAGAACTGGAAGTCTTGGAACTTCTTGTACTTTTCTTCGGCGCTTTCTTCTTGGGTTTCTTTAAGGGTGTGTTCGACATATTTGGTCTCCTTTGGTTGTATTAAGTTTTGTGCTTGTTGTTCTATATCAAACAGTTTCATTCTTGCACGATCTACACCTATGATAAACTTTCGATTCATAGTTGGATCATTGTATCTGTTCTTTAATTGTTTGACAAGCATTTGCCCTGCCTTTTCTAGTTCTTCACTAGAGATCAACGCAAACATAAAGTCTGCTGTTGCTGGAAGCCCGAAGGATTCAGAGGTATCTTCTAAACCAATATCACTGGATACGAAACCACCTCTGGTTGTTTGTGTCGCTGTCACGATAGGTACATCTAACTCTACAGCCAAACCTCTTAGTTCTTCAGCGATTGCTTTGATATAGGTATAACTGTTTACATTAGAGCCTGCCTTAAATCTAGACGAAGCACATATATTAATATAATCTACAAAAATAATGTCTGGTTTAAATGTTCGTTTTAATGCTAGTTCATTCACTAAGGCACGATAGTGATTAGCACCTGCACTTGCAGTTGGATATTCTTTAATGATAAGTGTGCCTGTTGTTTTAGATTGTAATTGTGTGATCTTATCGCTGAATAATTTCTTATTCAACATATGTAAATCTTCCATGGAAATGTTAAGTAAGTTCGCATCTATTCTTTCTGCAATTCTTTCTTCAGCCATTTCCATGGTAATGTATAATACATTTTTGTTTTGTGCTAATGCACTTGCGGCTTGATGACACATGAATAAAGTTTTACCAACACCTGTGCCTGCCAATGCAACATTCAATGTTTTAGTTGGTAAACCACCTTTTGTGACTTTGTTAAAATAGTCTAGATCAAAAGGTATTCGTGTTTCTCTTTTGTGGTAATAGTCAAATCGTTTTTCTATATCCAGTAAATAATCATGCCCCACAGCATTATCAAAGCTAACAGAGAGAGCATCCCGGAGGATTTCTGGTATAGCTTCTGGAGTGTGTTTTTTATCTTTTCCATCTATGATATGTATGCCTTCCATAACAGCATTATGAACAGCACGGTCTTTACAAAATTTCTCAGTTGTGTTTACTAACCATTCTAAATCAACCTCTTGTGGATCTAATGATGAAATTAAATCAACAATTTTTTTATATTCATCTTCATTTAAGTCTTTGCGTTTACCTAAATCAATTTGTAGAGTTTCTTTAGTTGGTCGTTTATTATACTGTGAAATAAATTTTTGTATCTCAGAAAATACTACTCGCTCATTGCGATCTTGAAAATACTCTGGTTTAAGAAAAGGTAATACTTTTCTCGTATAGTCTTCGTTATGTAGTAGATTCCTGAGAGCCGTCTTCTCTATCTTCTCTGCTGTTATCATTCTTATCCTTGTCTATTTCAATTGTTAATATATCACCAATCATGTTAATAAATTCATTTGAATCAGTATCCACATCATTTGGATTTTCATGAACATTGTATTCAAACTTCAATCTTAACTTATCGTCTTCTTCAATGGGTTGTACTTTTCCGTAAGTATAGATAACGTTCTCGTATTTGCCATCAGCAATACGAAACCCTGCTTGTTCAAACCTTGGGTGTTCAACGTAATTATACTTCGGGATTCCCATATGAATATTCTTTTTTAGCTGCTTCGTCTATTTGTTGTAATATATCGTCTGTAAAATATTTTTCAGGATCAGAATAGATTGTTTTTGCATATTGCTTAGAGCCATCTGGCAGTTCTATTCTTGTTGATACTTGTTTAAAGATACCATACTTACATGCTAAGTCTAGTAATCCATAGTATTTGTCTAAACCTGTATCATAACGTAATCGAACATCAACCATCATGTTTTCTTTTGATAATCTACTCTTTTGTGTTTTACAATGAATAATATTACCAACGACCTCTGTGCCATCTTTTTCTTTTTTCTTTGAAAGATAAACGATTGTAGATGCGGCATATTTCAAACCAGAACCACCACCCATTTCTTTTGTAGGCATATAGGCACCCACAACATCATATGTGTGATTGGTAATAACCATAGGCACTTTGGCACGACCTAGTTTTAAAGTTAATACTCTAAACGCAGCCTTTAATACTTGTGCCCTTGTCATATCTCTCGTTTCTTTTCCGTCTGCTGTGTCTTCTACCTCTTTGGTTGTAGATAACATACCTAAACTATCTAGAACTAATAACAATGGTTTTCTATCTGCTTCGTTTTGTTCCATGTATTTGTCTAACACAGTTAGGGATTGTGTTCTAAATTCTTGTACTGTGGTCACAGGCATGATAACCATTCTATCACTATCAATACCTCTGTCTTCAATTAATTGTTTTGTTAATGCACTTTCACTTTCAAAGTAAATAACACCTGCTTCAGGATTATTATCTAAAAAAGATTTACACATACCCAAGACAAAGAAAGTTTTACCTGTTGCACTTTCACCTGCAAGAGCAGTAATCTTATTTGATGGTATGCCTCCATGAATACTACCAGATAGTAGAGCATTAAACATGTGAGAACCTGTGTTGATAAATGTATCGACATCACCTGCCTCTACACCCTCACTTACTAATGAGGCATATTCGTTTCCTGTTTCTTTAATTATCTGTTTCAGAAAGTCTGCCATTGTCGTTCTCCTTTTGTGTTTTTTGTATCATGTATTGTATTTTTTCATATAGTTTTCCAACAGTTGTACATTCTTCAATACGAATAACACCTCGTTGTAAAGATGCTTGTATTATCTTTATAATGGTGTTATAATCTTGAACTGTTAGATTTTGTTGTTCTAGTTTGTCCATAAGTTCTTTCATATTATATCAGGTCTCCTATAGTTTGTCAAGGACTTTCTCATATATAGAATCCGCTATAGATTTCATCATTAGCGGTGGTACCATTCTACCTATTCGTTCTGCCCTTTGGTTCCATTTGCCGGTTAATTTAAAATCATCTGGCAAAGACATTATTCTTTTCAATTCACCCAAAGTTAGTTTTCGTGGTTCGTTCCAATGAAACGCTCCAGCATTTGTTTGCCCACTACCCATTGCTGTTAGTGTAGGTGCTGGTGCATGTTGTGATACTCGTTTTAAATTGAAGTGATGACCCTTTGGATGATAGTCACCACCAGTCAATACTTTGTCTGGATCTTTAGGCATCTTACTACCTGTATCTTTCCAATATGCAGTATTCACAAATTTTTCTGTTAGTTCTTTTACTTCTTCAGGATCATATTCTAATCCTTCTAACGCTTCTTTCAAAGGTATAATCTTATCACTTGGTTCTGGAAATACATTTTGTATTGTCATAAAATTTAAACCAACCTTTTCTGTAATATCGTTTCTTATACCAATAAAGATAACTCGGGTTCTTGTTTGAGATACACTATAATCTTTACTATTCATTACTTGTGAGCAAACATCATAGCCTATCTTTTCAAATTCATTTAATATTTTATTATAATATTCTTTTGCTTCACCAATCGTTAGACCAGCAACATTTTCTGCAACAATAACTTTTGGTTTTATTTCGTTTGCTACTCGTAAAAACTCAAAGAATAAATCTTCAATGTTTTCTACCATCATACCATCAGAATATGATTTAGTCTTACCCCAACCATCAGAATGTTTACCACCAGATGAATGAGATAATTTACCTGCAACACTAAACGCACTACAAGGTGGCGAACCATCTAATATATCTATATCAGTTGTGCCAGCAATATCTAAAAAATCTTTACCAGATAACTTTTTTATATCACCAGGTAGTATTGGTGTGTCTGGATAATTTTCTCTATATGTATTTTGTGCTTCTTCAACAAACTCATTGATACAAAGTATCTTACCGCCAGCAAGTCTATAACCAGTAGATGAGCCACCACCACCTGCAAAGGTAGAGATAACATTAAATCTTTCTCGTTTACTGGATTCTATAACGTCTTTTAAATTGTATATCATGCAAAAAAATCCTCAATTGTATTACTATCAGAAGCGTCTATTTTCCAATTGATAGCGTCAAGTATAAATCGTAATGGTTCCATAAATGATTTTGTAAATTGTTGTTCGTAATCTATGAGACCGTGCATTTCAAATTCTTTAGGTAATTTTGCCATAAAGGTAATGACATTGGCATTCCACATATTTTTTCGTAAATGTACAAATTTACCTTTATCACCTTCATAGAATTGTTGAAACTTATGTGATACCTTTTTCATTTTAAGTAAGTGATTATATAACAATGCACCTTTCACATGCATTGGTGTACCTTTCTTGTAGATAGATGTACCGTCACCATATTTCTTTACACCATTGACACTACGAGGAAAAGCAATATCTTCCGGTGGCAGTAGTTCAAATTCTCTACGAAAGTTTACAATAAAGTCTTTCATTTCTTTTTGATCGCCACCCATGATAACTTTAAAACTTTCTTTGAGTTTATCACGACATGGTAAAGGTGTAGATGTTTTTACAGCTTCGATGCCCATAATCTTTAGTTTAGGTTCTGGATATTGCACACCTTCTGAATTGTGAACATTTAGAATATATCTTTTCTTTGCTGTCCAAATACCTTTGTCAGCAATTGCCTCTCGTTTCATAACCATTTTGTTTTCATAGACATTCATGTAATTACCTAATTCATCATAACACTTTGTAATATATGGTTCTAGTCTATCACTACAAAATTTATCTAATGCTTTTACAATTTTATTTTTATCAGTTGCACCAGTCATTTTTACAAGAGGTGCCATATTAATGTAAACGGAATCTGTATCTGAAGCAATAATATAATCATCTTTTGTTTTATATAATTTGTTAAAGTAATCATTTAATTTTTGATCTATCCAACGAATATTTAATTGACCAGATGTAGTTATGGCCTCTGCCATTCTGTGATCGTAATATCTAAAGTATTTGTTGCCAATAGCACCATATGCACTATTTAGCGAAATCTTTTTAGAATGTTGAACAAGATAATATCGTCTTGCCAATTTTTCATACTTAGGATCTTTAGTATTAGCATATTGTTGTTCAGCCTCAAGCATTTTCTTTTTATAGATTGTTCTATCGTTATATTCTTTTTGTATGATACGAGGTAAGAAACCTTGTTTACCAGTTCGATACATTGTACCATTGGCAGCCATACAATTACCATCAGAGGTATCTACTCTCTTTTCTAACAAGTCGTTTATATCTACATTTTTTTTATCTGGTAAAATAGTTTCAGGTGAAATGTTATATTGCATAATTAAATGTGGATATAGTGAGTTCAAGTCAAAAGACACAACCCAATCATGGAAACCCACTTTAGGATCTTTTACATACGCCCCAACCAATTCTGGTGATGTAGGATTCATGTCACGCATTGGCACAATGATATTATCTTTTAATAGTTCATTGAATATAATTGTATCCCACATTCTAACTTGTGAGAATACATCTTCGTAGTTTGCTTTGGCGTTATATGCCATTGTTAATGCCAATTCAATAAGTTGTAATCTGTCTTCTAGTTTATCAACCAATTCAACGTCTTGTATGTTATAATCAATAAACGATTGTATATCTTGTTGATACCATTCTTTGAAAGTATCGTATGGGTTATCATCTTTTTGTTCACCTAGTTCTACTTTACCAATGTGATCTAGTCTATAACTTTCTTGATTCTTAATTGTAAATTTTCTATAAAGTTGTAGATAGTCAAGTTGAGCAATACCTAGTAATCTAAAATAAGTTTGTGTTTTACCTTGCTCGTAAGTTTCATCTTGTTGTATGATATTCCAAGGTGACATACGTTTCATAGAACCTTCGCCTAGTATTTTGCCTATGCGTTTTACTAGATACGGAATATCAAAGTATTTACTGTTCCAACCTGTGAGAACATCAGGTGAATATGTTGACCAAAATTTTAAAAACTGTTTAAGTAAATCTCGTTCATCTTTACATTTTACATAATGAACATTATCCTGTTTTACTGTATAGTCTGCCATACCCCAAACTAATATTTGTTTTTTAACTTGATCTTTAACAGTAATACAGATCATCTTTTCAGCACAGTCTTCTACATTTGGAAAACCATGTTCACTTTCAACCTCAATATCAATTGTGTAAATACGAATTTTATCTTTATCGTATTCTACATTACCTGGCCAATAGTCTGCCATATATTGGTATTGAAATCTATCTGTGCCGTGAATAAAGTTTGGGTGTTCTTCGTATCGCTTGATTGCCTGTCTGGCATCTTTAATTGATTTGTATGATTTGGATTCTAGACCAATGCCTGTAAGAGACTTATATCGACCTTTACCTTTTGTAGGTATATAAAGGCGAGGAACATATGGTACACGATCCTCGCATCTTTTACCGTTGTCGAAATATCTAACAAGTAATTCATCGCCATATGGCGACACATTGGTGTAAAAATTCATAATATAATTATATCAGGTTTTGACAATAAAGTCAATATTAAATTGTAGTGTCTTTGAAATATTTTTCTAAAATTTCTAATTGGTCGTCATATTGTGCTATGATGTTTAATTCTTTTTCTATGGTTTCAAGAATATCACCATGCTCACCTATACCAACAGATTGATTAAGATAGATGTCCACATTTGCTTTGTGTTTTTCTATATGACCTTTGGCATGTGCCACTAGAGCATCATACATTATCTTTTTCATCACCATTCTCGTTTCCTTTCTTTCCAATATTATATTTTGGTTCTAATACCCATTCATGTTTTTCTTTGAAGGGTAAAACTTTAATTTGTGATAGTGGTGCTTTACTTTCCACAATCCCTACCAATTCTATTAAACCCCAATCGCTTAAAAGTTGTGCAATTGTGTTTCGTCTCTCAATATCATTAACAAAAATATTTGCGGTCTTACCATCTAAGGCAAACAGTTCTTTGAAATGTACAATAAAGTATCTGCCTTGTTTATGTAGAATATGACACGATTGATAAATCTTTCGTTCTTTTCTACTTGCCACACCTATTCGTGTTAGCGTCTCTCGTATTTTTAGGAAATCATCTGGCTCTTTGATTTTCACCTCGAGCATGTTCTCTGGTTTCCATTCTATAACTTCACTCATTTTCTCCCACCCTTATATAATCTCTCTTTTATATAATCAATCTGTTCTTTGGTTAATATGGATAAAACCTCTTGAGCCCTTTTATTAGAGTAACCAAAATGTTGTTTAATTACATCTAAATCTTTGATCTTAGAGGCTTTCAGCCATTTACTAAATCTCTTTCTAGACTTTATACTATTTAGAAAAAAAGAGAATTGCATATGCTTAGAAGCATGATGTAATCTGTTCATTTCGTTAGCATACATAATTGTATCTGAGAAATAAGATAACCCTTTGTTGATTATAAAAGGTGGATATTTCTTTTCCCACTCTCTATCATCAGTATCAAGTAATTTTTCTTTACTATAATTGATAGCTGTGAGATACTTTGTCAGGCTGTAATCACTCATTTGAATTTACATTCAGACATGATCTCAGTTAGACATGCAACCATATTGAGTTCTGGATCTGCAACAAAAGAATTTTTATATTGATATTCTGCCAACAGTATAACCATAGGTGGAATACTTTGTGATTGTAATGTTGTATAGAAGTTTTGATATAAGTCTTTGTAGAGACCTGCAGGATCTTGGTCGATATTATCAACAACCCATTTTCTCATATCACCAAAGTGTCTATCTTTCAATGCCTTGTTCAGCGATTTAAGATTTGCCTCAGCAATATTAACAAGAATACCTGTATCTATTTTACCTGATACAGAATATCGTTGAAGTTCATTGATGGTTCTTCTAAAGTCTGGATAAAACTTAATGATCAGTTCTGCCAATACTTTTGGTTCGAACTCAATGTTCTCTTGTTCTAGTATTGTGGATAATCGTTTGTGAAATAAACCTGCTAGTTTTTCTTTATCTTTGTTTTGTATTGCAAAATTAATAACGGTGCATCTAGAATGAATTGCAGGTATAATTTTGTTTTTGTAATTACATGTAAATATAAATCGACAGTTATTACTAAATGTTTCAATAAAGTTTCTTAGTGCAGGTTGAACACTCTCAGCATTCATATAATCTGCTTCATCAACAATAACCACTTTGGGTTTGTCACTCTCATGAAGTGATACAGTTGAAGCAAAGTTTTTGATTTGATTTCTAACGACATCAATGGAACGACCTTCGTCAGAACCATTGATCATCATTACATCACAACCAAGTTCATTACATAATGCTTTGGCGACAGTAGTTTTACCAGTGCCAGCAGTACCAGATAATAATAGATTTGGTATTTCGCCTTGTTTGAGTATGGACTTAAAAGTCTTTTTTATCTCAACAGGTAGAATACACTCGTCAATTGTGGAGG